GGTATCCTGATGGCACCGCAGCACTAGTTATAGGTAGTCAATCGGGTAGTCACAACGCCTAAGCCGCTGAGATCAAAGCAGTACCTCGCGTGGGTCCGCGTCCTACCGTGCTTGATATGCGGCCGTTCTCCCGTCCACGCGCACCACACGGAGTCGGGCGGCATGGGACAGAAGGGTTCAGACTTCTCGGCAATCCCGCTCTGTGTCTGGTGTCACACCGCGGGTCCGGTAGCGGTACACGTTCTCGGTAAGCGGGAGTGGGCGCGGCGGTTTGGGGTTGATGTTCCGGCGTGGGTTCAGCGGCTCAACGAGGCATGGCGAAGCGTAAAGCGAGCGGCATAGTACCGCAGACCTACGAGATGGTCTCGGTGGACGCCATCAAGCCCCACGAACGGAACGTGAACCAGGGCGATCTCGGGGCAATCGTTCAGAGTGTTGAGGCGAACGGCTTCTACGGCGCCGTAATCGTTCAGCAGAGCACGGGCAAGATCCTGGCCGGCAACTACCGCTGGCGGGCAGCCGTAAGTCAGGGGCTTAAATTCGTTCCGGTCATCTGGGTTGACGTGGACGACGCCGCGGCATTGCGGATCATGCTTGCGGACAATCGGACCACCCGACTCGGGATGGACGATTCGGCGGCCTTGGCGGCGTTACTCCAGGAGATTCAGTCGGACGCGGGCTCACTGAGCGGGACCGGTTTCGATGCCGAGGATCTCCAGGCGCTTCTTTCGGACATGACCGGAGAATTGGGGCTTGATGGCGGTTCCGGCGACGCGGGAGCGGCCGGCGGGCGTTCGGTAGTCTGTCCCGAGTGCGGTCACGAGTTCACAGCATGATTGGATCTCTACGCGCCTACGCTCGGCACCGCGGCTGCGCTCTCCGCGCCGTGCAGAAGGCCATCGAGTCGAAGCGTATCACCCTGACGGACGGCAAGGTCGATTTCGAGGCCGCCGATCGGGATTGGCAGAAGAATACGTTTGCCGGCGCGAGTCTTGGCCATCAGAAGGCCAAGGAACCATCTGGGGCAGTCCAAGCCCCGAGAGTAGGGCCGGACCCCGTTGGGCAGTATCTTGCGGCCCGGGCGGCAAAAGAAACGTATTTAGCGAAGGAAGCGCAACTCCGGTACGAAGCGGCGGCCGGGAAGCTGATGGAGACGCAGCGGGCGAACGAATACGCCTCGTCCTTCTCTCAGCTCATCAAGGATCACCTCTTGGCGCTTCCCGACAGACTGGCTCCGCTGTTGGCTGCCACGGAAGATATCAACACCGTCCGAAAACTGCTGATCACCGATATCGACGGCGTGCTCAAAAAATTGCATCGGGCGATTTCCGATGCCGGATTGTGACACAACCCTTTTCCATCTACGAAGTCGGTGCGGACAATATGCTTCCGCCTGCGGAGATCACCGTCTCCCAGTGGGCCGACGAGAATCGCCGTCTGTCCGGTACGGCGTCAGCCGAAAAGGGCCAGTGGAAGACCAGACCGTATCAGCGCGAGCCGATGGACGTTCTGTCGTCCAGCCATCCGTGCCGAAAGACGGTCTGGATGTGTGCGGCGCAGACGCTCAAGACCGAAGGACTGCTGAACTTCCTGGGTTACATCACGGATATCGACCCAGGTCCGGTGCTGGTGGTTGAGCCCCGCATTGAAGACGCCAAAGCGCTCTCGAAAGACCGCGTTGCGCCGATGTTGAAGTACTCACCGTGCCTCCGGGGTAAGGTGGCGGACGTAAAATCTCGCGACTCAGATAACACGACGCTCCACAAGGCATTTACGAATGGCGCTGGACATATTACCTTCGCGGGCGCGATCTCTCCCTCTGGCCTAGCGATGCGGCCGATTCGTTTTCTGCTGATGGACGAGGTTGACCGGTATCCGGCGTCGGCTGGAACCGAGGGTAACCCGATGTACTTGGCGATTCGCCGGACGGACGAGTTTGAATGGAATAAAAAGATCCTGATTTGTTCGACTCCGACCGTCAAGGACGCCTCGAACGTTGAGCGTGAGTGGTTGGCGTCTGATCAGCGTGAATGGTTCGTCCCATGCCCGTTTTGTGAAGAGTTCCAGACGCTCAATCTCGGTGACGGGAGCGGTCCCGGTCTGGTATGGCCCGAGGGAAACCCGAAAGAGGCGAAATACCGCTGCGCTCACTGCGGAGAACTTATTCCCCATCACAAAAAGGCATGGATGGAGGAGCGCGGTGAGTGGCGGGCGCAGAAACCGGACTCCGATATCCCGGGTTTTCACCTTTCACAGTTGCATTCCCCCAAAAAGGCGTGGGGAACCATCGCTTCCGACTTCGAGCAGGCCAAAAAATCGCCGGAAACGCTCAAGGCATTCATGAATACGGTCCTTGCGGAACTTTGGGAGGAGCGGCACGACGTAAAACTCGACGCGCAGGCGCTTTTGCAGCGATGTGAGCCGCTCGGAAACGTGCTTCCGGCCGGTGTTTGCGTCCTCACGGCGTTTACTGACGTTCAGGCAGATCGTTTGGAGTGCGAAGTGGTCGGATGGGGCCGGGATGAGGAGTCGTGGTCGATCGGTTACCACGTCATTCCAGGAGATGTGACCCGCCCCGAGGTCTGGAATGCGCTCGATGAGGTTCTCCTGTCGCAGTTTCCGCACGCCTCCGGACTCACGTTGCGTATCACTTCGGCCGGGATCGACAGCGGCTATCAAGACGGGTCGGTTCTCGCGTTCACTCGCCCGAGATACAACCGCAGGGTGTTTGCGACGAAGGGCGGCTCTGGCGGCGCTGGTCCCATTTGGCCGCGGAACCCGAGCAACAAAGACCATACGCCGTTCTTTGTGGTGGGCGTCGATGCCGCGAAAGACGCGATCTACGACCGCCTGAAGGTCACGGAGCCGGGGGCGTGCTATTGCCACTTTTCAATCGGCCCGAATTACGATCTTGAGCACTTCGAGCAATTGACTTGCGAGAAGAAGTACACGACTTACCACAACGGCTATCCGAAGCGCGTCTGGAAGAAGCCTGCGGGCGCGAGGAACGAAGCGTTCGACTGTCGGGTGGGAAACTACGCCATCCTTCACGGCCTCTATGCGGCGGGGATGCGGCTTGATGCCGTAGCGGATCAGATAGCCCAAATCGTCGCATCGCAGAAGGACAAGAAGCAAGCCACGCCTAAGCCGGAGTCGGAACCCAGAGAGCGTTACATCCCGCGAAGGAATTGGTTCAACCAATGAGCACAGGACCGACCTCAATCCCGATTGATGACCTCCGGCGTTTGCGTGTCGCGATCGTTATGGCGATCGGTAGCCCGGTCCTCCGTGCGACTTACGAGGGCCGCTCCGTGGAGTACCGCACGATTGACGACGCGCGTAAGGCGCTTGAGTTGATCGATGACGAAATTCTGAAGGCCGGAAATCAGGTAAGTAGCAGAGTCGGCCTTGCTCAGCACAAACGCGGCGATGGTCCTACCGGGCCGGGGCCGTTCTATTGGGAGAACTGGTAGATGGCAAGGCAAGAAGAGAAGCCAATCCCGATAAAACCGATGGCGCAGGCGTACGGGGAACTTGACGTATTGCAAAAGATCCTCGCGGAGCTTCGCGCCATCCGCGCGGCCATAGAGCACCCGAAAGAGACCGCGCTGAAAGAGATCCGCGAGACGGTGACGACGTAGTCAGACGCTCAATCAGATCACATGAACTTTCTCGACAAAGCCATAGGCTTCGTTAGCCCGCGGACTGCCCTTCATCGGGTTCAGGCCCGTGCCGCGCTACAAATCGCGGAGGGTTATCTCGGTCGGCAGTCTGAGCGTTTCCGCTATGACGGCGCCACGGCCGGACGGAGAGCGCACGGGTGGTTTGCCGCATCTACCGACGCCAATGTCGAGTTGATGGGCTCGCTGGTCTGGCTCCGCAATCGCTCGCGTGACCTGCTCCGGAACAATCCGTATGCGGCGAAGGCGCTAGAGGAGCTGGTCGGCAGCGCGGTAGGGACCGGGATTATTCCGCAGGCAAAGACCGGTAATCCCACGCTCGACAAGATCATCGACTCCGAGTGGCCCTACTTCGCGGAGATGTGCGACACGCCGCAACGTCTCGACTTCTACGGCATGGAGGCGCTGGTCATGCGCTCCACTGCCGAGAGCGGCGAGGAGCTGGTGCGCTATCGCCCGCGGCTAGCGAAAGATAATCTGCGGGTTCCGCTGCAACTCCAGTTACTCGAAGCCGATTTCCTGGATCAGTCCCGCACGATGGGGACCGTGAACGGGCATGTGATGCAGGGCGTGCAATTCGACATGCTCGGCAGGCGCCTGGCCTATTGGTTGTACTCCTATCATCCGGGCTCCGTGCTGATCCTGAACCCCCGCGGCGGCATCCTGAGTCAGCCCGTACCGGCAGAGCAGATTCTCCATATTTACCGGGTGCTGAGGCCCGGGCAGGTTCGCGGCGTGCCGTGGCTCAGCCCGTCCATGATGTCGTTCCGCGATTTGGACGACTACGTGGATGCGGAGATGATCCGCAAGAAGATCGAGGCGTGTGTCGCAGCGTTTGTCACACAGACCGAAGGTATGACCGGAGCCCCGCTGGGGATTGCTCGCGCAACCGACCCGAATCAGGACGATAACGCTCCGGTAGAATCGTTCGAGCCCGGCATGGTTGAGTACCTGAAGCCCGGGCAGGACATCAAGTTCAATAACCCGCAGGCTACGGGCGGCTTCCGCGAATTCAACATGGTTGCGCTCCAGCGGATCGCGGCCGGAATCAATCTGCCCTATGAGCTTCTAACCGGAGACCTGTCGAACGTCAACTTCTCGAGTTATCGCGCTGGTCAGTTGTCATTCCGCAACACGATTGAGGTGTATCGCTGGCTCACACTCATTCCGATGTTCTGCCAGCCCGCGCGCCATCGGTTTATCGACACACTGGTGGCCCTTGGCAAGATTCCAGAGAGGGCCGTAAACGATCAGTCCATCGACCTGTACAAAACTCAGTGGACCGCGCCCAAGTTTGAATCCGTAGACCCCGTGAAGGACGCCGAGGCAACGCTGAAGCAAATCCGTATGGGGACGGAGACGCTAACGTCGGCGATTGCGCAAAACGGTTACGACCCGGATACGCAATTGGCGTAGATCGCCCGCACCAACGCCGTTCTGGACGAACTGGAAATCATTTTGGATTGCGACCCCCGGAATACAACCCTCCGCGGTCAGGAGCAGGCCGCCGGAACCGAGGAGCGCACGCCTTCATCGAAAGCGGTTGTCGGGGCGTCAAGCGGATCAAAGATGGCTGCTGATCCGAGAACGTTCACGGCTGCGATGGACGCGATCAAGCAGAAAGTCCAGTGTCTCGTTGTGAACCAGGTTCAGAAAGACATCAGTCGAGACCGCAACTCAAGGATCTATCTCGCATGACGGGCAAACAGCCGGTAGTCGATCTTCTGCAACGGGCGGTAAGTTCCGAGTCTCTCGCCGCGAATCAGTATGTCTGTGACGCCGCTGCGCTGGAGAACCTCAGCCTTCCGAAGCTCGCCAAGAAACTGCGCGAGACGTCGAAGGACGAACGCAGCCACCTGAAGCACTTTGTGGAGCGCCTGGTCTTTCTTGAGACCGCCCCGCTGATTAACCCCGAATCTACCTCCGGGAATGGTTCCGTGACTGAGTTGCTGAAGAACGATCTTCGACTCGAGATGGAGGCGGTTGTCCTCTACACGGAGGCCGTTTCTGTCTGCATGTCTGAGAGTGATCCGGAGACCCGCAGGATCTTCGAGGAGACGCTCGGAGACGAAGAGGACCATGTGAATTTTCTGGAGGGGCAACTCGACCTGATCTCCCGTATCGGTGAGTCCGCCTATATCCAGTCCTACATCAAGGGGGAATAAGATGCCGCTGCTCAAGCCCAAGGAAGTCCAGCAACCGCCGCCCGCGGAGGAAGTGACGGTAGCGGCGGAAAAGTCGGAGGAGTTCTTTTCTTCGGCGGAGGCAAAGCCGGTTCCGCAGACCGCCGACCAGAAAG